CGCCGTCAGTCTCAGCTTACTCAACAACAAAACGCAGCCAAGATGACTCAGGCGGGTGCGTTTGGTGGCGGTCGTCAGGCTATCCTTGATGCTGAGACACAGCGCAATCTTGCTAATACACAAGCCAACATTACAGGTCAGGGCTACAGCACAGCTTATGACAAGGCTATGGCTCAGTTTAATGCTGACCAAGCTCGTAAGATGCAAGAAGCGCAGTATGGCGCTGGTTATGGTTTGCAAGGTCTACAAACAGGTTTACAAGCCGCTCAAGCACAAGGTGGTCTTGGTGCTACGCAAGCCTCCACAGGTTTGGCTAATTTGTCGCAACAGCTTGCCGCTGGTCAACAACAACGTGGCATTGAGTCTGAAGGCATTGCCGCAGACAAAGCGCAGTTTGAGGAAGCTAGGGCAAACCCTTATAAGATGGTTCAGTACCAGCAGTCTCTATTGCAAGGCTTACCATTGGCGGCTCAGAGCTACCAAGGTATTGAGCCTAATGCTTTGTTGAAAGCATCTCAGGGTGCAACAACAGTCAATGCTTTGTTGAAGAATCTCGGACTTATTTCTTAAGGACATCTAAATGTTTACACAACCGTCCGTTAATCAAATTGCCTCTACGTATCAGGGTAACCCTGCGCCGTTGGCACGTAAAGTAGACCAAGACAAAAAGCAGAATAATGGGATCCCACAAGATCTGCGCCAGCTTCTTGCTTTAAACGACATTACTCAAGGTCGTAATGCAATGGGCATCCAGCAGGCTCTTCAAATTCCTACCAACATGCCTACCGTTGCTCAGGACTTACAGGAACGTGCCCGTCAAGCATTGCAGGCTCGCCAGATGCAAGCAATGCAAGAGATGCAACGTAAGAACGGACAGCCCAACATGGTTCCTCCCGGAACCCCTCGACCTCCAATGCAGTCGCAAGGCTTGGATTCACTGGAAACCAATGTAGGTGAAGGTTATGCCGAGGGTGGCATTATTGGGTTTGATGATGGCGGCAGAGTTCAGCACTTTCAGAGTAAAGGATTGGTCTCCGGTAGCCTAAGCGACGCTAGTGATTCATCAGAAACATTTGAAACATTGGCAGATCGCCCCAGAGAAGTTGCACGTAAAAAAGCGGAGCAAGAGGCAGAAGAGAAAATGAGATTCTTGGAGGTAGCCGCTCCAGAGGTTGCCGAACGAATTAAGAAAGAAAAACCTCAAGTATCAGGAACGCCTGTTTCGTTGCCTACGCAACAGCTTCCCACTGCGTCTATTCGCAGTCAACTTAACGCCGCAGATGCTAAGTTTTTAGGCGCTCCAAGCGCCCGTAGTTTGTAAGCTGTATCCCCGCCAAACAACTCTTCCATCAATTTTATATTGGCATATGGATCTTGGCTAGGCATTGGAGCGTTTAAACCAAGATTTGCCATAGCCTGCTGCGTTGTGGTTGTGCCGGGAGTCTGTGTTGTTTTAGTCCCGCCGGGCGTTACAGTTTTAGTTCCTCCGGAAGTCACGGTCTGGAGAATGTCGTTGATGTTCAAGTCTGGGAACAGTTTGTCAATCTGGTCGGGCGTAATTGCATCTGGGATGTCAGACTTAATTTCTTTGGTGTAGATGCTTGGACGTTCGTTTGTTGGGCGTTCGCCTGTAATTGTTACTTCAGGCACGTCTGCCTCAACAGTTTGCAAAATGTCTGGGTTTCCCAGAATGCTTTCAATTGATGTGATCGGTCGATTAGATACAGTCTCAAACTCAGGGATGTCTTCCTTCTGCGTAAATACAGATGTACCGCCATCTACCGCGTAGGGGGACAACTCGCGCAGAAACGCATCAAGGTTCTCAGGCTCTTCACGAACCGTCATATCTTGGCCACCTAAGTCAAGGTAGCCCTCACCACCGGGCTGGAAGTAGCCCTCAATAAAGTCCTCTGGATTAGCTTCAAACAGCGATGACTTTAAGTCGCCGCCTTGATCTTTAGCCATGCCGGTCAGTGCTTTGAAAATCTGGCGTTCATCACCACTAGCCAACGCTTGCGCCGTACCAACACCCTTAAACACGTCGCCAATGGACATGCCGGTATCGCCAATCTGAGTGCCACTAACGTAAGGAGATGCGAGGCTTGCAGCCCCCGCTAGGGTTGGGTTTTGTGCAAAGTTGTACGCCTTGGCTGCGTCGGCAACCTTGAGGCCCGTATCGCCAAGCTCCATGCCACCGGCGCTAGCAGCGCCGCCAAGCAACGCACCTTTAAGAATGTCTTGGTCTGTAAAAGCAGCATTGGCTCCGCCAAGTAAAGCACCGCCAGCAGCAGATGCTGCGCTGCCCGTCAGCCCAAACAAAGAGTTACCCAGCAAACCTGCACCGCCACCCATTGTGGCGGCAGTCATAATCATTGGGCCAAACTGATCCCAGAAAGAATCTTCTTTTTCTGCATGGACTAGCTTGCCGGTTGTGTCGTAATAGTACGTTGTATCGCCCACTCCCGTTGCAAAACCACCAAGTTTTTTGTCGGCATCAAGCGTTTCAACAATTGGAGTTGCGCTTTCACCTTGGCCTTCATAACCAATAATTTGTGGTTGATTTTCCCAAGCAGTCCAACCGTCAGCCAACATCACAGGGACGTCGTAGTACTGCGTGCCTTGTTCGGTAGTTTCCTCACGGCGTTCAGTAGCGCCTTTTTGGGCGTATAGGGCTTTGAGTTCGTCTAGTGATGGTGGCATGTTAGACCTTAAGGCAGAGCCGATACAAATGTGATTGACCCGATTGCTGACGGCACTGCGGGGTACGGCATGGGAGTTGTTTGGGCAGCTTGGTAGTCAATATAAATGCCTGTTGCACCACCCGAAGTAGCTGCCTGATCTGTACCCCACCACAAACTAACAGAATCTCCAGCGTTCATGGGAAATACAACTTCAGAATAGCCGCAGACAAAGTTTGGAATTCCGGCGCTTTTGCGTGGTTGGACTGTAAAAATAGTCGTTGAATTTGCCACGTCGTCAGCCGGAGTAGGGGATACACCATCTGTGCGTAGCCAAACAATAGCATCATGCGCGGCGTTGTCGTTATTGGCAAACTGAAGGCTGTAGGTAATTTTGTATATGCCGGAAACCTGCGCAGTGGCCGTGTTGTTTGCGTTAAGTGTAAACCCAAGACCGGAATCAAGCGAAGTCCACTGAACTACGGTTGGGGTGTTTGCCGCCGTTGCATACTGGAGCGCTCCGTCAGACGCGGCAATATGAGGAAATGCTATCCCATTTCCATACGCGGACGCATTTAACTGCCCCAAAATCTTGTCAAGCTGATTGAAGTACAAACGCAGAACGTTGTTCAGTTGGTCAATGTATCGAGAATCATACTGAGGCGTAGCAAGAGGCAGGTTAGGCGCGGCTACCTGACTTAAGTCAAACTCAGTGGTGACAATGTACGTCATGAGTTACCTCGACGGCCATCGGGTTTGATGTCAATACGAGGCGCACCAAGCTGCCAAGTGGTTCCAATCTGCGCAGATTCCATCTGGAAAATAAGCTGACGGCCACGAATGCGGATGTACACCTGCCCTGTGAACTCTTCCACCGGCGCTGTAGCAATACGTTGAATTGATGCGTTGCTCGTTCCTGCAGTGGAGCGTGGGCTGTTTGCGCCCGAACCAGAGTTTTGGTATGGGATGAGCGTCATAGTACATTGCGGCGTTGTACCAGCGGTCGACCCACGGAACGTCAAGTCAGGCAGCACGCGCCACACAAAACCAAAGTTATGGCCATCATCAATGTCAAATTCGGACGATGCAATCAAGGCGTCAATGGCCGTTGTGGTGGCAGTGGAGTTGTCGTCCACGCCATTCTCATGGTTAACAAGATTGTTGATGTATGTAGCGGCCAATGGGAAATCGCGCAAACCTGAGTCAAGCCATGCGGAACGAGCCATTGAACCGTAGTACCAGATGTCTTCAAGGTAGTTGTAGATTGCGTACTTGTCTACGGTATTACTACCGGCAGAGCAATAGAACCACCACACTTCGTTAAAGCCTTCGTTAGTACCCGCAAACACTTGGGCGCTTTGCGTGAGGTTGATGTCACTGAAAATGTGGTTACGCAGATCGCAACGTAATGTATTTAAACGACCGTCATAAACGTAGAACTTGTCCACGCCAATGAAATACACCTTACCAGACGCAACAGCAGCAGCGTTCGGGCCAAGGATAGAGATGTTGTCACCAAGCAACTGACTGCCCCACACAACAGGAGCGCCAAGGTATTGCAGAGAGTAAATCGCAGAGTCAGTGAACACCACAATCTCTTGACGAGTTTGAACAGCCGTGACAATCTCAGAGCCGTGGGACAGCCTGATACTACCTGCTTGGTTTGTTGCTGCGGGCGTCCATGTTGTAATGTCCTCCTGATCCGACCAGCGAATCAACATGGGATCAAGCGCGTAAGGAGAGGTTGCGCCCGGATCGTTTGTACCAAAAGCAAAAACAAAACGACTTGTATCAGATACGTATACGAAATTCACCACGTACGGCACATAAGCGTCAGCACCGGGCAGGCTAGACACCAATACACCACGGGTAGTAAGTGCGCCACTTGCATCCCAATAATAAAGTTTGCCGCCACGAGGCGCAAAGACCAAGTCTTCGCCAAAATTGGACTGACTCCATAGGCGAATAGAAGATGTAGATGTGCCGCCCGTACCCCAAGGGCCAGCACCCCAAGCGCCCGAACCCCAGCCTGTAAGGGGGACTGCATACTCAGGGCCAACGTTAATTTGATACGCAGCAACAACAGAAGCCCCGCCACCGGTGGCAGTAGAACTTGCCGCAGTAGCCGCTGTAATGGTGTATGTGTTGGCATCCACTACCGTGATTTGGTACTCGTTATTTAAGTCCAAACCGCCGACGGTTGTTGCTCCACTAAACGTCACAAAGTCACCCGTCACGCCGCCATGCGCAGTATCTGTAACCGTGACAAGGGTCAAGCTGATTGTCGTGGCAAAAGGATTGTTGTTAATTGTGGGGGCCGGAACCACGCGCAGCGGGGTAATGTCGTTGTACGAACCGCCGGACTCAATGTAGAACTTTAAGTTAGTGCCTACACCAACTAAATTGTTGCCGCCAAGCGTCACCCAATTCCATAAGGAACGGCATACGCCAAGGTATGTCTCTTCTGAAATGCGAGTCCAGCCGCCAATCTTTTCAGGGGTGCCAGAGCGGAAACGTACCTTTTCAGACTCATACCAGCCGCCAGCCACGTTAGTGCCTGAATTTACAGACCCCAAAGCCTCGGATGCGTACCGTGTATTTTCCCGGTTAACCCCCGGCCTGAATAGAATCTTTTTTAGTGGCATCGGCAACCTTTATTTGCTGGCAACGCCCTTGCTCTTCTCATACGAACGCATACCGGCAATGCCCAAGATGCCTGATAATATCACCCAAAGTTGGTCTGCGTCTAGTACAGGAGGAGGCTCTAATCCCGCTGGAACCCAGCCCGTTGCCTGCGCCCATTTCCACCCCCACTGAAACAGCGGATACAGCAGAAACTGATAGGCCATAGCAGCCACGCCAATCCAACCAATCGCAGGTCGCCAGCCGGAAACAAACACGCTGGACGAGGCGGCTTCAATCTTGTTGACTTCAATCTGCGCTAAGTCAGTTGCTTGGTCAATATTCTTTTCTTCCAGATCAAGCTTACGCTGCTCGATCTCCATTTCCATCTTTTCTTTGTCGGTCGTAATCAGGTCGCCTGCAACCTTGCCGACAGCTTCAATAATTGATCCTACAGCCAGCAAGCTCATGCTAGACCTTTCAATGTGCGGTTAATCCAGCCCTTGAGGAACTTAACCTGCACGGGGTTCTTGTTGCAAATCTCAACGTAACGGGCAATCTTTGCCAAAGCATAGGACTCTTTGAACCGCTGGCCGTCCGTAATCTGGTTGAGTTTTTCGACAGTCTTAGCGCCAATACCGCCATCAGGCGTAGCACCAACCACAAGCTGAGCCAGCTTCACAGCCATGCCCATACCTGCGTTTACACCAAAGTTAAAGATACTGTTGGCTACGTCTTGGTTGGTAATCTCGTTGCCGCGCATCTTGTCCCAGAACTCAACACGGTAGAACTCACGCACCATAGCAGTCAGGGAGCCGCCAAACTCTTTCTTATCGACAAGCGCCCAGCCATTCCACTGCGGGTTTTTGTTACGGGCAATACCAGCGTAGGTCATGCCGCCCGTGTCACCGGGCACTTCATGGAGGACGTAGCCGCCCTCGTCTTTAATCATCTGCTCAAAAGCTGGTTCAAACTGAGCCATTACTGTTTACTCCTTGAAAGCATACTGCTGGCAATCTGCAACATACTAATTGCTTTGTTTAGGTCTTTAG